GTTGGTAGTCGTAGTAGACTTTTTTGAAGGTCGAACCACCGTAGCCAGTGTAGAAAAGCTGCTGGTCAAACTCAGGTGTGTACTCTTCCATCACCGTAGTGAGCTGGTAATTCATGAAGTCCTGCACACGGCCGGCTTGTTGGAACTTCTCGACCGTCTCTTTGCCCATAATCTGCGAGCGAACAGGGCCACCAGCAGGCATCAGCTCCTTGAAGGCTTGTGACTGGCACTGAATGATGGCCTCGGTCAACATAGGATGGGTCGCGCCCGACGCGCCACGGAAGGGCTTGGTGCGCTCTTCCATGCGAAAGCCCAAAAGGTCCAGGCCCTTGGCGTACATGGACTCCCACTCAGAGCGGGAGCCCTTGTCGGCCTCAAACAAAGCGGCTACTTCAATACCGATTTGGGCCAAGACGTCCGGCTCAATGACCGCTGCCAAGTTGCTGTAAAAGTCTACTTCCTCGGCATCCTTCTCGCCCATCTCAACGATTGCACCACCGTCTTCTTCAATGATGATTTCAATGTCTGACTGGGGTTCTGGGATGCCACCGCCTATTACCACCTCAAGGGTGGGCATCCGGTTCAGTGCTTTTTCGATTGCCATGTTTTTGTCCTGTCTTTAAGGCATTTTGAAAGTGGAATTTACACCTTCTTTGTACGTCTTCAACAAAGGAGTCAGAAGCTCGTCCTTCTCCTTTACCGCTGCAGGCCTGAGGTAGTCTTGTAAAAACTTAAGAACAGCGCTGTCGTATTTCTCAGGTGCGGTGTTGCCCGTGGCACGGCCATTGCCTTTAATTTGCGTTACAACAGGTGTGAACTCATCCATCATTGTTACTTCAATTGTGTTGACAGGTCTATTACGGTTGTCACGAAGAGTATATACCTGGTACTTGCCAGTGTTAAATCCCTCCATTTTTTCTTTGGTGTATCCAATGCCGCCTGTTTCATATCCGCCAACAGAGTGGCCGACGTACGCGCCTTCTGGCATGGTGGCCTCGCGCTTTTCAATACGCTTCCAAGCAAAACCTTTAAACGGGCCTTCGTCAAACTGCAGCAATGGAGCGCTTACGCCTTGAGAAAACACAGTATCTGCCACCGGTTTGTTGGCCTTGATGCGACTAATCGCATTTTCCATCTCTGCGGTCTTCTCCTTCATCTTTAAGCCACCTTTAACGGCATCTTCAAACCGGATGTTGGCAGCCTCGCGAGGAGGAATGCTGGCCAGGTACTTGTTGATTGACACCGGGTCAAATAAGTTTGTCAACGGTTCACGCATAAAGTCAACGTCGTAGATGGGCTCGCCCTTATCAATTGCTGTTCTGACGTTTTCAGGCAGCAAGTTTTTACCAACTTCTGCCTCGTTTTTGCCCATAATTTTACGACCTTCACCAAAAAGCTGGTTGATAAAGCTGGTCTTCTGGGGCTCGTCCAGTTTGCCAAACTGCTTTGCTTCTTCATAAGCCTCTAACAAGGCTTTGGCAGAATCAGGGCCGTCACCAATAACTTTGCTCTTGTCCGTGGCCGACCTTGTAACTGTGCCAACTGCTGTGTTCATTAGTTCTGGCCGCACCCCTTGTGCAAGCAGTTTGTCCTGTTCTTTGTACTCTGCCACGAGGCCTTCCAGTTTTCCCTCATCTGACAAAAGATTGGAATAATTTGGGTTGGCCGCTTTTGGGTCCAAAGTGATTAAGCCGCCTCTGATACCTGTGGCCTTGTCATAGCGAGACGTAAAATCTTCCATGGCCCGTGGGTACTTGGGAAAGAACCTTGACTCAGGTGTACCAGGACCAACAAAGCCCTCTGGTCTTGTACCTTCTTTAACCCGTGTCTTGCCTGCTGAAATTTGATCAATCAGGTACTCAGGGAAATCTTCTTCCAATGCCGTGCCTTTAATTTGCCTGTTGGAAATACCCCTTGCAATAGGATCATCTGGCGTACCAAACTGACGAGTAAAGTAGTTGCGTGCTTTCTTGTCCCAGAAGTCCTGCATAATCAAGGCTTGGCCGTCGTTTTGGCCAGCAGCTGCTTTTGCATTGTTCATACCGCTCTTAAGCACCTGGTCAAGTTTGCTGACATCTTCTTTCATGCCGATCGGGCCAGTCATTACTGTGCTGCCCGTCGGGCGAACAGCATACGACGCGCCTGGCACAGTCAGTTGGCGGTTGTATTCTTGGAAGTCCTTGGCCACATCAGTGGCTGCCTCGGCCGTCTTTTGTGCTCCCTTAACTGCCGAGCGTGTGACGCCCGCAGGGTTGGTCAGGTTGGACAAGAGTTCGCCGGCTGTGTAGAAACCCTTGGACGTTGGATCAGCAGGCGGTGCCGGGCGAATGCCCAGTTCTGTCATCTTGCTTTTGATGTAGTCGCTTGTGCCTACCTGGCCTGCAGGTGCTTGCCCTGTCAAGCCTTGACGAACCAGCATCGCTATGTCCATGGGTGCGCCTGCAATATCATAGGGCAGCTCTGTCACGCCCTTGGCCATGTTGATGTACGCATCACCAGACTTAAGTTGCTTGCTGATATTGCCTTCTTTGCGGCCTTTGCCAGAGGAGGGGGTTACAAACGCTGGACGGGAAGCTGCATCTATCTCTTCTTGCGTCAGCTCCCCCTCAGGCTTTTTTGCTTCACCACCTTCTGCAAAGCGTTTCTTGGTCAGCTTGCCCTTGGTCAGTGTTGCACCCTCCAAGGTCGGCGCGCCGAAGGTATCTGCAGACAGGCCGCGAGCCGCGTTCTGCGCTGACCTGATCTTCATCTGGTAGACCCTGGCAAGCTCTTCCATCTGCGCACGCGCAGACTCCGTGTTTTTCATTGCGGGAGGCCTGTCCTTCATTGCACCCAGGTCGCCCTTGGCGATGTCCTCATAGGCCATCTGCATTGCCTTTTCAGCAGTTGCACCGCCGCCAGCGGACGTCTTCGTGCGCTTGACAGACTGGCGTGTGGGGGACGCCTTGCCCGCGCTACTGAGGTCAGCCAAGAACTTCTGCGCTGTGCCCACGGGATTTGTGAGGATGACTTCCTCAGGCTTCTCGTCGGATAAGGTCTCGGTGTTCATGGCCAGGATGTCTGCCATGTTCACGTCACCGCCCTTGGCAAAACCGTACAAAGGCTTTGCCGCCGGTGCATAAATTCTGTTGCCCAGGCGGTCTACTCGGTAGCCCGCGTTCTCCATTCCGCCCAGCATGGTAGGTGTTAAGTTCTTGTTTGCGCCAATCGCACCCAGTGTAGTCAGCGCACTTGGCACTGGCATGTCCGCTGGCCCGATGGCCGTGGTTCCCGAGCTGATGCCTGGGGCCCCTGGCTTGGCAATGTTGAAATAGTTAGTAGGGTTTGTGGCCTTCACATACTCTTTTGCCTGCCCAATGGTAAAGGTGGGGATAGAGATGTTGTTAATGGCAGAGCCTACCCCTCGAGACGTGTAGTCAAACGTCGGCACGCTTGAAGCAGTAATTGGCGTTGTCTCTGGCGTGCTCAATCCCCCGCCACCTGGAGCCGCAGAATTGTCTGGTTTTTTGGGCGTCAAAGACGTGCCGTTCCATCCCACAGGAGTAGCCGCAAAAATGCTTTTAAAGTCAGAGGGGATAGGCCCCGAGTAACCCGACACACCTGTGGAAGTAGCGCCTTTGTAGGTTGAGGGCGTTACGCTCCAGTTAACACTTGGCGTCACTGAGGACAACACTGTTGCAGGGGTGTTTGTAGTCAGGGGCGTTATGGATTTTACGCCTTTTACGCCATACGCCTTGATGGCATTGGCAATGGTGCTCTCGTCAATGCCGTTCCTGCGCATGCTGTCAATCCCCGCCTGGGTCAACTGCGTGCCTGTTTCACCTAGCAAGGACAAGTTACCCACACCTGTAGTAGCTATCTGAGCTGCGTATGTCTTTTTGTCTGCATCAGATACTTCGTTGCCAGTGTAGGTACCGCCGCCTTGTTCGTACAGTTTTTGTACCGCAGCATATCCGCCGTACCTGTCAAACTCAGAGGTAGGCGCGCCAGTGGTCATAGACCTGTGCATCAGGTTTTTTGCAATTGCCGCCGTCAATACGTTGGAAGGCTGCGCAGCCACGGCTGCGTTATTGTTTGTGATCTTAGGAAGGGAAGTAACCTGGTTATTGTTTGTGATCTTAGGGACCGATGTATTAGTAGGTTGTCCAACAGTAATCTGACTGGTGGCCTGTGATACAGGGACCGAGGCTATGGTGTTTGTTGGCGCTGCCGCTGTCGTAGCGTTGGTAAGATTGGTCAGCTGCTGCGCTGCTGTGCTAGTGGGTGCAGCTGTTACAGGAGCTGCTGTTACAGGAGCTGCTGTTACAGGAGCTGCTGCTGTTGTCGTAGCGTTGGTGAGGTTACTCAGCTGCTGCGCTGCTGTTGTTGTGGGCGCGGCCGCTGCGGGAGCGGCAGGAACACCGGCTGCCATTGTCCGTGCGTAATTGCTTAGAATAGCGCGGTCATACTCTTCGGAAGGAGAGTTGGCCAGTTCTTCATCCCGTATTCTTTCGGCTTCCCTTGCAAATGCGTCTTCTTCATCGCTAGGTTCCATGTCTCTCATAACCTCGCCTCCTTTTGCCATGAAGCGGTTGCTCACGGACATTGATCCAAAATTAAACTGATCCGGGTTGCTGACCACGTCAATGGCCACAGCACGGCCGCTCGCGTCCCTGCGTGCACGATTGCCCGCCTCTTGCTGGTACTTCACAATGTCCTCTTCCTTAAACGGCAAGGAAGGGGCTGCCATAGAAAAATCCTTTGGCGCAGTCGGTGCAGTCATGTCAAACGACGTGATCTCCTTGGGAGCCGTCAAGTCAAACGTGCTGGCAATCTTAGGCTCGGCAGGCCCCGCATAGTCAGCAGTGCGGTCCCCCGCGTTGTACGCTTCCACCGCTTTGACGTACTCGTCATACTGCGTCTTGTAGGGGTTGTAGACATCCGTGGTGTACTTCTGCGCCGCTGCGTTGTAAGTGCCTACCTGCTCTTTGTACGGGTTGTAAACGTCCGTGTTGTATTTTTCCGCTGCCGTGTTGTACGCGCTAACCTGCTCCGTATATGGGTTGTACACGTTGGTCTGCCAATCCTGCAGCGCCGTGTTGTAAGCCATGCGCTGTTCTTCAAATGCGTCCAGCTCTTTCTGACGTTCATTGAGATACGCTTTGTCCGAGCCGCGCAAGAACGGTCTTTGCGAAGGATTGGCAATGCCGCCAAACGCAAAGTTCTGGACAGCAGGCATGTCGTATTTCGATTTCTTTGTCATATTACCCCGGCCAAGGAATTAGTTTGGACATTTTAATCGTCAATAGTACTCGGGCACAAGGTCTTTAAATTCACTTTCTTCCACATCGTCTGTTGCCAAGGTAATGAAGTTGCCGCGCCTAAAGCGGTCCATGGCCATCGTTGTGCTGTCCACCATGTCGTCGTTGTCGCCATTAGGGAAAGCCGCGCATTCCTCTACCAAGAGTTCCGCCCAGTCCGTGTCAGGGGCCCAGACCATGCCAGCCTCGAACACAGGAGCCACTGCGTTGGCCCGCGCTACCTTGTCAGTGCCCGTTCTTCTGCCCCCTGGCGAGTACATCGTCACAGGGATGTTCATGCGCCGCAGCTCCTGCTGCAAGGGTGTACCCGTGGCCTTGGCCTCAATCAGCACATTGTCAGGCTGCCAAATATCGTACTGCTCCTTGGCAATGCGCTTTAGCTCAGGAAAGTCCCAGCGCCCGCGCTTAACGTCAAGCAAGATGATGGACGCCCCAGAATCCTCGCTGAGATAAAACACGCCCCACGTTGTGATGACAGAAAAGTCAGCCGTTTCCTTTTTGGAATACGCCGTGTCCATGGACTGGATGATGTAGTTAACCACAGGCGGCTCGTCCTTTGGCCAGACTTTCCACCACTCCCTTTTCAGAATCGCACCCTCGTCGTTCGTGGGCTGCTGCTGGTACATCGCGTTCCACTTTTGCGCAGACAAAGTGGCTTTCACGCCTTCAAGCTCCTCCAGTTTCCAAAAGCCCGGCCAAAGTGGGCGACCACTTGGCATGATGGCGGGGAACTCGATTTCCTCCCACTGGTCCGCGTTCCGCGACTTCTGCGCCTTGAGCAAACGGGCCGTCAAGTCTTTCGTCCCCCAGCGCGTCATCACAATCACAATTGCACCGCCTGGCTGGAGTCGTGTACGAGGGCCAGAGATGTACCACTCCCACGCGTTCTCCAAAGCAAGATCACTCATCGCATCCTGTTCCGAATGCGGATCGTCAATGATCAAGACGTCCGCACCACGGCCGGTCATCGCGCCGCCCACACCCACAGCAAAGTATTCCCCGCCCTTGTTCGTGTCCCACCGGCCGGCAGCCTTGCTGTCCTGCTTCAAGGTCACATCGGGAAACACCTCCTTGTAGGTGTCCATGTCCATCAGGTCACGGACCTTGCGGCCAAAGCGCACGGCCAACTCGCTGTTGTGGGTCGCTTCAATGGCCTTGGTTCGCGGGTCTCTACCCATCAGGTACGCCGGCAGCAGATAGCTTGCAAACTCAGACTTCGTGTGCCGAGGGGGCATGTTGATGATTAAACGCTTCAAGGACCCAGCAGCAATGCGGTCGAATGCCTTGGCCATGATCGTGTGGTGTTCCCCGATGATTGCGCTTGGCCAGACGTAGCGAGCAAAGTCAATGAAGTGAGTACGCGCTTTGTCTTGCGTGTCAATCTGCGCGAGCCGATATTCAAGGCGCAGGCGGTTTGCTTCAATATCTTCAGGGATCATAGAAAGTCCGTTTCGTTTCAAAT